GAAACACACTGGTCCGTTCCTGGACCTGTTCCGACAAATGATGGTCGCTATGTCAAGGGGTTTGGCGGTCATTGCTTTCCTAAAGATATTAACGCCTTGATTAGCGTTGCTAGAGGTTATGATATTAAGCCCATTGTTATGCGTGCTGCATGGGAAAAGAACCTTGAAGTCAGGCCTCCTGAAGATCGTGACTGGGAGAAACAAGTAGGTCGAGCAGTTAGTAAAAGAAAGAATTAGGCGTATAATAGAAAAGTGAATAAATTCCCAACTGGCAAACCGCATATTTCTTTCTCTGAAGTCAAGATGTGGCATGAATGTGGCTGGCGTCACAAGCTTGTCCATATTGATAAAATTGATGTATTCAAGCCTGCTGAAAGTCCTAGCTTTGGAACAGCTGTGCACGAAGAGTGCGAAGAATTTCTAGAGAAAAGAACGTACAATGTCGAAAGATTAACAGAGACAATCAAGAAGACATGGGAGCAGCACAACTTCGAAAAAGTCGACGACTGGATCAATGACGGTAAAGTGATCATGTCTGAGATTGCAGATTTTCTCAACACCACGTTTCCCGACTGGTCATTTATAGCTGCAGAGCAGGCGCTATATGAACCTATCGAGGGTGAGGAAGAGATCAAGTTTAAGGGATTTGTTGACGGAATGATTCGTGCAAAGAACAAGCGCGGTCAAGATTGTCTATGGATTATTGACTGGAAGACGGCAGGTCCTCGTGGGTGGAATTCTGATAAACGTAGAGACAAGCTGGTTCTGGCTCAGCTTGCGCTTTATAAGCATTTCTGCAGTGAGAAATTCGAGATTGACCCGAAAGACATCAAGTGTGGATTCATACTTCTCAAGCGCGGCGTTAAACCAGGTAAGGCATGTGAGCTATTCGAGATATCGACGGGCCCAAAGACACTTGAAGATGCCAAAAAGCTTGTTGATTCTATGATTAAAGGCGTTAGAGCAGGCAAGGCGATTAAAAATCGTCTATCTTGTAAGTACTGTGACTTTAAGGGAACTTCACATTGTCCTGGTTCAGGGGAATTCTCGGCATTTACTTAATTATGCGCGGTGCTATTGTTTAGAACAGGTACCATGAGCAAGAAAAAAGTAATCGTTTTATCTGATCACGCGTTATCAACGTCAGGTGTAGGCACACAAACTCGTCATCTCATCAATGGAATGATTGCCAAGGGTGACTGGACATTTAGACAGTTTGGTGCTGCTATGAAACACACCGACTATCGAACTGTTGCTGTTAATGAAGACTTCATCATCAAGCCAATTGATGGATTCGGTAATAGAGACTTAATTAGAGTCACGCTTGCAGCAGAAAAACCAGATCTTCTTTTAATCTTTACAGACCCGAGATTCTTCATCTGGTTATTCGAGATGGCAGATGAAGTTAACCAGGTCTGCCCAATAGCGTGGTGGCATGTATGGGATAATCTTCCATATCCAGCGTTCAACGGACCACTGTATGAATCAACTGGTCTGTTAAACTGTCACTCTCATTTGACATACTCTATGCTCAAGGAGCGATTCCCAGATAAGACCAATTTTGTCCCACATTCTGTTCCGCCCGACCTATTTTTTCCTCTAACACAGATTGAAAGGAGAATGTATAGGAACCAGCTTCTAGGGTCAGGACGTGAGGATCATTTCGTAGGCGTCTGGATCAACAGAAATGCCCGCAGAAAGCGCCCAAGCGATGTCATAGAGTCATGGAAGATCTTTATTGATGACTTGCATACAAAGCATGGTCATAAGCGGGCAACGCTTATTATGCATACAGATCCATTGGATCAAGAAGGCCCGAATCTTTATGCAGTTGCAGATAACTTAGGCATTCAAGATAACATTGTTTTCTCTAAGGATCGTCTACCTTTTGACAAGGTGAACGTTCTCTACAACATATCAGACTTCTGCATCAACATCAGCTTTGCTGAGGGTTTTGGACTAGGAACTCTGGAGGCGATGAATGCAGGTATCCCGATCATCGCTGCCAAGACGGGTGGATTGACCAGACAGGTTGTCGATCATCGTGATGGATCACATAACGGCGTGGCACTTGATATTGACCTTCAAACTCTTGTAGGATCACAATCTGTGCCTTATATCTACGAAGACTATGTCACAAACCAGAACGTTGCAAAAGGCATTATGCAGCTTTACTCTTTGTCTGACACCGAACGCAGAGCACTAGGGCAAAAAGTTCTCAGTTATGCAAGGTCAGAGTTTAGCTTCAACAACACTATTGATACGTGGCACAACACGGCATCACAGCTCTTGAGCACGTGGAAGCAAAATAAGAAAAACTTTACGATCAAGGAACTCTAATGAAAGTAATTGTTCGTGCGCCGCTTCTTAGCATTTCTGGTTATGGACAGCATAGCCGCCAGATATACGAGGCGGCTAAGCGTCTACCAAATGCGCAGGTCAGCACACAAGTTGTGCAGTGGGGAAACACATCGTGGTATGTCAACCCAGATGCTGAAGAAGGTCTCATCGGTGAGATTATGAGTCGATCGACAGATGCCAGTGAAGGCTATGACGTCTCTTTCCAAGTTCAGCTACCCGATGAATGGACACCAACTTTAGCAAAGTTTAACATAGGCGTAACTGCTGCTGTCGAAACAGATCGTTGCAATCCAGTCTGGGTAGACGCATGCAACAGGATGAACGCCGTTATTGTTCCATCACATTTTACTCGAAAAGTTTTGATGGACACGGGCAACATTACGGTTCCTATTCATGTAGTAGGTGAATGGTACATCGATGAGATCAACCACATCAAAGATCACCTTGACGTTGACTTCAGAACACCTTTTAATTTTTTGATTGTTAGCCAGATGTCATCTCCAGATTCTTCTATCGACAGGAAGAACATTACAAATACGATAAAGTGGATTTGTGAGACATTCAAGGATGACCCAAGTGTTGGAATTATTCTCAAGACTAACAGCGGTAGAGGCACTGATATTGATAGGCACGTTACAGTTGCAAGCATAAACACAATCCTAGGACCAGTAAGGCAGAAGTCTAAAGTTCCTGTCTACCTGATGCATGGTAACATGACCAATGTGGAGATTGCCTCGCTGTACAGGCATCCAAAGATCAAGGCTCTAGTGAGCTTGACGAGAGGCGAAGGATTTGGCCTACCAATCCTTGAAGCCTCAGCATCTGAGCTTCCAGTTATAGCCACAGATTGGTCGGCCCATGTAGAATTTATGAATCTAGGCAAGTGGATCAAGATTGAGTCGAACAAGACAACCATACCGGATTCTAGAGTCGACAATAGGATATTCATGCCAGGCGTCCAGTGGGCAGATCCAAGTGAGCAGGACTTTAAGAAGAAGATCAAAAAGTTTAGAGATTCTCATGTCGTGCCCAAGGGATGGGCAACAGAGCTCGCTTCTGTCTGCAAGACACGGTACACAAAAGAGAGTATTCTTGAAGATTATAGAAAGCTTTTCAATGAGATCTTGTAATGCTTATCTTGACGTCAATCATTTTTCTACTTTTATGTGTATCCATCTACTATAATGTCAGATTCGGCCTAATTATCCTACGTCTTGAGGACGCGATCGAAGAGTGTCTTGACGACCTTGACGAACGCTATAAGGTAGTTTCTAAAATTCTTGAAAAACCAATATTCTTTGATTCGATTGAGGTTAGACAGACAGTCCAAGAAATTAGATTAAGTCAAGAATCTATCTTGAAAGTTGCCAATACGATATCAAATCTACAGGAGCCTGTATCTGATGAAAAAGATTAGCAAGAAGCAGGTTTCTAAGAAAAATGATTTGAAGATGTATTTTCATTCTGGGACGCACGATGCAATTGTTCGATTCCAGAAAGAAGGTCAACAAGAAGTTAGAGATTTCATCTATACTATTGAGATATTACCCGCTTTCACAAAGCTTGTTGAAAATTTGATATTCATACACGGTGCCAATGTCATAGGGCCTGTTGATGAATTTAAGAATGATTGCATCAGCTTTTTATATGAAACTCTCAAGAAGTTTGACGCATCGCGCGGAACAAAGGCATTTTCGTATTTTAATGTAGTTGCCAAGAATTGGATTGTTGTCAAGACCCGTCAGAAGACAAAGCACAGTAGAAAACATGTTAATATCGATGACAAGACTGTTGTTCCTGAGCTTGAGACACTTGACGTTGTAGAACCAACATTTGAGATCTACGGTGTAGGTGGCAAAAAAGCATTTCAAGCAGAGCAGCTTGAGCTGATGTTTAATGAGATACGATCGCGGCTTGAGCAAGATCATGAAATTGTCTGCATGGACGCCATAATCGAGATCTTCCACAACATCGACGATATTGACTTCTTTAATAAGCGCGCCGTCTTTGTCTACATACGAGAGATGACAAACCTCAACACGAAGCAGATATCAACTGCCATGTCTAGCATCAAAAAGCACTATAGAGAATCGATGAAAGATTGCGAGTTTGATATTTTCTAATGAGGAACCAATGTCAAAAAAGTCAGACGTAGAAAAGATTAACGACCAGATTGACGGTCTTAAGCATAAAGAGACCAAGGTGTCACAATTTTCTGACATCTTGGAATCCATAGAAAATCTTGATGATAAGAAGCGCGTGTTATGGCTCGAGATTTATCACAATGCGCTCACAGACCGTGAGAATGCATCAATCCTCTTCACAGACACGATCTTGCAAATTAAAGGCAACGCTGCTAATCACTCTATTCTAGGTCCCGTTGTAGTCAAATACATAGAAAGAATGTCAAGAGCCAATGACCAGATTATAAAGCTTGCTGAAATGATCACGGCCGAAGAGAACAAGCCACTTGACACAGGATCGATATTCGACAAGATAATGGAGGACTAATGTTTGACGAGATCTTAGTGATCGATTATGTGTCAAGCTATTCAAGCCTCACAGACGAGCAAAAAGCTAAATTGGCTGATCTTGTTATCGATCCAGGTTTTCTGGTTAATTGCCCAAATGGGACAATAATCGGCCAGATTATTGCCAACAATAGAATTGCTAAAGGGCGCGTTTTTTATCCTTTCTTCTCTCATATGCGTGTGCCGATTAAGGCAGGCGAGAGAGCCTGGGGTTTCACAAATGACAAAGGGCAAGTATCTTACTGGCTTTCTAGAAAGGTACAAAATGGCTCAGCTGAAGATTTAAACTTCACACATGATGATCGAGCATTTTTTTCAAAAAGTGTCGATCCAGTTACCAATAGCCGTGTATTCTTGGACGCTAACACGTCAGGAGCAGACCTTGAAAAGACTCGACGTGATGCTTTATCAAGATCACAGTTTGTAGGAAAGCCTATTGTTAGCTTGCCTTCTAAGTCACCTGATTTGATGCTACAAGGATCTAATAGCACTGCCATCGTGATGTCAGAAATTGGCGGTGAAGGCACGATAATTCTTAAATCGGGTTTAAAAGAAGACATTCAGGCAGAACGTGAAGCCGTTCAAAACGTAGATGGATACAAAGAAACAGTTAAGCCCTACTCGATTCCAAGCGCAACAGCCTCAGATGCTTCTGTTATCGAAGTTTCTGCGCCTTTAGGAGTATTAATAAGAGTAGGCAGCGCTGCAATACAGGTTCTAACAAACGGCGACATAATCATAACACCCAGTGAGACAGGCTTCATAAAACTAGGTGGTTCTGATGCTAGCAAGGCAATTCTTTGTCAAGAAGCTGATCAAGCAACAACAACACCTGGAAATGTGTCTGCAAAGAGCATAGTTTCGACGGCAGGCGGAATAATCGGATCACCTGCTGTATTAGGAACAGGATTGTTTGCTTCTAAAATCCTGGTGAAGTGATGGGTGCTCTAAGCAATATAGGCGTTATTGAATCTATAGACCGAAGAAGCAGACTTTCTTCTAGACCAAAAACATTGTTTAAAGACGAGACTGTTTCATCCGTCGAAAATGGATTTTCAATTGGCACTTTTCAAGTTCCACCCATACCTGTTCCACTAGGTAAATTCGCTAGTGAGAACGATCAGGCACACGCCGATGCATTTCCAGCGTGGAATGGAATGTATGTAACAGGACTTCTAGAAAATGTAGCTCTTCTATTAGATGCAATACCTGATGCAGGCATTCTAAAGCCTATTGGCCTATTTGATCCAACTAAGCCAATACTGATTGTGATCAACAAGCTTCGTTCTCTATTTGATCGGATTTTTTCGTTTTTAACGTTTTCTATCGATAGCCTGCTTCTTTTACATCTAGATATTGTTTTATCAAAAGCCGATGTGATTATTGCTGCTCTGAACGAAGTAATTGACGCGCTGAGTGACGGTGTTGAAGCTGCTAAAGATGCAGCGTCCGGGTTTGTTGATGTCATTAAAGATACTGTTCAAAGTGTAATGAGCGCTGAAAGAATTGATAGAAGCATAATTGATGACACCATCCAGAAAATTTCTGAGTCATCAACGCAAATCAAAGAGGCAGCTGTAGAAACTGCATTAGAGATAACAGAATCTGTTAATTTACCTATTCCATCTTTTCCAATACCGTCTCTTGATGTTTCTTTTATGCAGCCTGACGTTAATGTAGCGCCACTTTTTGCTACGCTCGAGGCAAATCAAGTCGATGGAATTGCAACAAAATTTATCAAACTTATGACTGTGTTTGCTTCACTTCCTAGTAAAATTGTCCAGCAAATCCAGGAAGCTGTCGAGTTTGGAGAGCAGCTTAAAAATGCTTTCAAAAAATTGATCACAAACGTTGCTGAAGGAGTTCAAGAGCTCTTAGATGTTTTGCTTGGACTTGTTTGGAGCATCATCACGAGCGCAATTAATGTTACGTCTGCCATTGTTCTCGAGGCAGCGTCTGTCTACCAGCTAGTTGTGTTTTTTGTCAAGTATTTCATTGTTAGTATGATTTCATTCTTGCTAGGCTCAGGATTAATTGCGCTTAGCGCTGCTTCGATTCTTGGAATCGCGTGAAGGGCACTCATTTTGCTGATACTTATAAACGATGGCAGAGCGTAGCTTTAAAAGTGTAGGTGAGTTGAATGTGGATGTGCGTGCAGCACAGACACGCCAGCCTGTTCCTGTGGGAATTGTAACTCCTGTGGTATACAGCAGCAAGGTTGGCGGACCACTAGAAATGTCAACAAGCATTGTCAATCAAGTTATCGACAATTTTAGAAACATGCTGTTGACTAATCATGGCGAAAGGGTCCCACTGTTTGACTATGGTGCAAACCTAAGACAGCTTTTGACAGAAAGACTTGCAATTGATGATTATGAATCTCAAGCCATGCTATTGATCAAGGCAACGACAGAGAAGTACATGCCGTATGTCAATCTTGACACTTTTGAGGTCCAGACAATGCAAACTGACACAGAATCTTTGTCAAAGGTTAAAGTACTTGTGAAGTTTTCCATACCTCGACTAACAACTTCATCAAAGCTTCTTGAGATAATTCTCACAAACATAGGGTAAGAAGAAATGGCTTTAACTGATGTTAAAAAGACACTGAAGCAGAAGCGCCAGAGGAACTATCTTGCCCGTGACTTCGATAGTTTTAGAGCAGAGCTTCTTCAATATGCACAGGCATACTTTCCTGACAAGATCCAGGATTTTTCTGAGGCATCTGTTGGAGGCATGCTTCTAGATCTTGTTGCCTATATCGGTGACACCACTTCTTTCTACCTTGACCACCAGTTCAATGAGCTTAGCCTTGACACGGCTGTAGAACGTGCGAATGTTGAAAGGCTGATTAGGTTAGCAGGGGTCAAGATTAAAGGCGCATCGCCCGCTTTTTGTGATGTTGATCTTACGTTCAAGGTAGATGCTGAATTAACATCACAGGGATACCTACCGAAAAGCTCACAACTTCCAATTGTCAACATCGGCACTACAGTCCGATCAAACACTGGGATCGAGTTTTCTCTAGTGGATGACGTTGATTTCTCACAGATTAATGCAAAAAATAAGTACATTGCAAGATATAGAGTTGCGTCAACAGGTTCAGCAGGCGTCCCAACATCATTTAACGTGACGCGAACTGGAACTTTTGTCTCAGGCGCAACAGCAGAAGAGCTGTTCACTTTCGGTGGAGATTTAACACCATTCAAGACTATAGACTTGACCAATTCCAACGTGAACGAGATTCTTCTTGTCAAAGACACGGAAGGAAACGAATACTATGAAGTTGATACTCTAGCTCAAGACACTGTCTTTAAGATCGTTGACAATGTTCGTGATGACAATGATCAAGTTCCAAATGCAATTGCCGTTATACCTGCACCCTATCGATTTGTTGCTCGTGTCGCAGCAGACTCTGGCGCAGTCCAGCTAATTTTCGGGTCAGGTGACGCATCTTCTCTAGATAACGATATCTTACCTGACCCAAGCCAGGTTTCTTTGCCACTGTATGGTGACAGAAAGTCTTTCTCAAAGGTTTCAATTGACCCTAATTCACTTCTAAACTCCCAAAGCCTAGGAATAACACCTGCAAATACCACACTTAGAGTGCGGTACAGATACGGTGGGGGTGTGTCACACAACGTCTCACCTAACACCATCAAAACTGTTGGTAACCTGGTTACCTCATTTAGTTCATCAGTCTCACCAGGTAAAGTTGCAGCGATAAGAGCATCAACAACAGTCAATAACATCGCGGCCGCACAGGGAGGTGAAAATGCTCCTACGCTAGAGGACTTGAGGCAGGTCGCGCTATCTGTTAGAAATTCACAGAACAGAATTGTATCTAAAGAAGACCTAATATCGCGTGTCTACACCATGCCATCAAACTTTGGCAGACCCTTTAGGATAGGAATCAGCCCCAATCCTGTCAACCCATTATCATCAATACTGTACCTGGTCAGCCGTGACGCAGATGAAAAATTGTCAAAATCACCTGACACCTTGAAAAGAAATATTGCAACTTATATCAACGAGTTTAGGCTTGTCTCTGACTCATTTGACATCTTGGACGCAAAAATTGTCAATGTGGGCTTCAACTATAAGGTCACTGTTGATCCTAGAGACGATAAATCAGCAATTATTACTAGAATCAACAACGCTTTGAAAGAATATCTTGCTACACCTAATATGAATATTGAAGCGCCCATCTTAATATCTGACCTTATCAACCTCATAATTAATCAAGACGGCGTAATAAGCTTAGACAGCTACACATTCACAAGCCTGACGGGCACAATTGATGACAGAAAATACTCATCAATTCCAATTAGCGTAGCAAACTCAATAAGCAAGGGCAGGCTAGTTCCTCCTAGAGGTGGGATATTTGAGGTCAAGTACCCCGATTCAGACATTATTGGTAATGCAGCTTAGGAGAAAACGTGTACAGAGTCTTTCAATCTGATAAAGATGCATACATTACCAACAAGATCATATCGCCGACGTTGCGAGCACTTGACACTAACACGGGACAGGCAGGCACAGTCGACCTGTTCAAGCTTTATGACGAAAATTCAATTGTAGGCGAGACAAATCCCATAGAGCTGTCGAGAGGTCTCATACATTTTGATATTAGCAATCTTATTAGCACGCTAGCTTTAGGAGAATTTGATCCAGCATCTCCTAATTTTAAGTGTCGTCTGTACATGCATGACGTCTACGGCGGCCAAACGACACCGTCTAACTTCTCACTTGTAGTCTATCCGTTGTCAAAAAGCTTTGATGAGGGTGTAGGACGCGACATCATTAGATTTGAAGATATTGATGTTGTGAACTTTATAACAGCATCAACGTCACTATCGGCAACTTTATGGTCATCGCAAGGCGCTGCAGCTGGAGGCACTCTAGGTAGTCCTAACTTAGACTACTTTACGCTAGGTAACTTGAATGACGGACTTGGGACAATTTCACTTGCTGCGACGCAGTCTTTCGAGACAGGTGAAGAAGATCTTGATGTAGATGTAACAAAGATTGTATCGGGCGTGCTGTCAGGTCAGCTGCCTGATGCAGGTTTTAGAATATCGTTTATTGCAGCTCAAGAAGAAGACGCCAAGACAAGATTTGTTAAGAGGTTTGCATCGAGAAACACGACTAACACATCTAAACGTCCCGAGTTGATCGTCACGTATGACGACACAATCTCAGATAACACACAGATCTTTGAATTTAACACGTCAGGATCAATTTTCTTAAACTCATTTACTAGAAGCTCGCCATCTAACTTGTTATCAGGATCTTCACTTACAGCCTTGACAGGGCAAGATTGCATAAAGGTAAAACTAATATCTGGCTCTCTATCACGTTCCTTTAATGCTTCACAGCATAAAATTGGAAACACATACATCACGGGCATCTATTCAGCTTCATTCTTGATAAATTCTTACGATAGCGACATATTTCCTTACATGACAGGAAACAATTACCCGTCGCTTAACTTTGGTGTCAAATGGCTATCGAATGACCAGACAGTTCAATTTGCAACCGGATCATTGACCGTCACACCCAGAAACACAACATATTTCACCCAGTCTCCTGAGCGCTATTTTATCAATATTGTAAATATGAGATCATTCTACAAGTTTGATGAGAAATTTAGATTCAAGATCTTTATTGAAGATTTTAACCGTGAAATACAGTATGTTAAGACACCGCTAGAGAACACAGGCATCATAGTTGAAAAATGCTTCTATAGAGTTCGAGACTTCGAAAGTGGTGATGTGATAATTCCCTATCACGATCCTGGAACAAAAACATCTAACGATGCTACAACACATTACTTTGACTTTTATATGTCATCTCTTCCAAGAGGCAGGACATACACGTTTGATTTCAAGATCGTGAACAAAGGACAAGAAGTGGCTATTAATGATGTAGCAGCAAAATTTAGGGTTGAGTAATGCCACGCTTAAGAACACGCCCATCGATTTTTACAGCTAAATCGAGTCTAAGCACGACTAACGGCGTAAGCAAGAACATCAGCAACAGCACCTTGTTCTCTAGAAACACATCAAATGCAGCATTCGAACTTGACTCTTATAGATCTGGAATTAAGTCAACACAGCAGCTTTCAATAGATTTCTCTAAATTTGAAAATCATGCTTTTTTTGCTCCTGCTAGAGCCAAGATAGATCTAGCAGCATACAAAATTTTTAATCAATTTCCCTATACGGGCTCTTTAAGCGATGTCGATCTATTCATCCAGCAGATGACAGGATTCGAGAGGTTTATATACGACAATACACCTAAGAATGTAGGATACTTAAATTTTTCTGGTAGCGCAGCACCTGGTGGCGGATCTTATATTACTGTAAGCCCTATAGCAGGTAATAACTTCTCGCAAGCACCTGGGGCAACAGGGCAGAATGCTTTGCTCTTATCTGATAGCCCATTCGAGATCGAGACACACGTCTTTATTCCTGCTATCACAAACAACGTCCAAGTTATTGCGCAGAGGCTGTCATCTGATGCGGGTTTCACGTTAGCACTTGATAATTCTTCTGACACAACGCAATGCAATATCATGTTCCTGGTATCATCCGCATCAGAAGCATATGTCATAGCATCAGGATCTATACAAAAAGGTCGGTTTAATCATCTAAGAGCGTGTCTAAGCACGCAAGACAGTGGGAAAATAGCTGCAGTATATGTCAATGGGTCACTAATCGCGTCATCATCTGATATTCAAGATTTTGGTGATCTGACTTTTACAACACAGAACATGTTCATCGGTTCTGGTTCGTATCATTCCATAATTGATTATGCCATTAGCCCACAGACAACCTTCAGTGGCGCGCTGGATGAGTTCAGATTTTTTGTCGGAGAGAGAACTCAAGCTGATATCAACGATTACGCATACCACCAGAAATATGCAACAGACCAGCTCCGGTTGCGTTTTGGTTTTGACGAACCGTATGGTTCATATGACTATGACGATGTTGCTCTGGATTCATCTGGTAATGCTCTGCATTCATATATCCAGAACTTTACCAGTAGTCTAAGACTTACATCGTCGCTAGCACAACCAATGACATACCAGGATTATTACTACAATCCTGTTCTTTTCCCAAGTGACGATGCTGTCAACAATTACTTTTATGATCTGATCACGAGCGCGTCTGATTATGACAAAGACAACCCAAACATAATCCTTTCACTAGTTCCGCCTCACTATCTTGATGAGAGCGCGCTGGCTAACGGTTTGAACAAGTTCGATTCTGGTCTAGGTGTCATGCCCGCGATCGACACAATCCCAGGAACTGGAAGAATTGCACAGACGTCATCACTTGTGCGGCTCTTGTGTACAGTCTCAATAACTCTTGATGAGATCAAGCAATTTGCTGACAGCATGTCAAAGATTTTGGCCATTGAGCTTGACTCAGACGAAGATGTAAGCGACCAGATGCTACCATTTGTTGCTGACTATTTTGGTGTCGAGTTGCCTAACTTCTTTGCCAAGTCAAGCACAGATCAGTTCATTTTTGGACAAAATGTTGCTGAAGATCAGGTCACTAGCTACACCCTTAAGGACCTACGCAACACACTGTGGCGTAGGTTGCTTGCCAACATGCCAAATGTCAACGTAACAAAAGGCACGGGCGCCGCTGTACGATCAATATTCTTGTCATCTGGAATAGTTCCTGAGAACTTTTTCGAGATTAGAGAGCTAGGGATGGCAGGTGAGACAAGGTTGGTTGATAAGAGAGAGCAGACACTAGAGGTAATGTCTGTGCTGGACTTCTCAGCAAGCCTTAACAGTCCTGCTGGTTCCGCAGTTCCAATGGGCTTCAAGAATGACTCACCTAGGCTGGTTGGGTCGTATTTAAGTGCCTCTAGAGTTGAAACTGGTTATCCATATCCTGTTGGCACATTTACAGATAAGACTCAATACTCACCCCACGGAATTTCTAACAATGTGAGTGATGGCCTGCTTACAAGCGGCTCATTTACACTTGAAGCATCCTATGTTTTTGACACAACAAAATCACATCCTGCGCAGCAGAGCTTAATTCGTTTGGAGACAACTTCAAGTGCGGGCAAGAATCCTGTTTTAATGAATGTTGTTTATAACAATGTTATGAAAAATTTATCCTGCTCATTGTGCGTTGACGCAGTAAATACAACAAATCCAAACGTCTTAAAGTTAGTCCTGTCAGGTGTTGACCTATTTGATGGTAACAGATGGGTTGTGGGAGTCGAAAGGACACGAGCCGATGCATTCAACATCAGATCGGGTAGCAATTACTCTGTTAGATGCGCGAGACAAGCAGGAAACACAGTAACGTTATTCACTACGTCGTCTTACTTCCTAGAGACACCAAACGCCTCTAGCAATGCTCTATCGAATATCAGCACTCAAAACACCTCGGGTTGCTTTATTGTTGTCGGCTCACAAAGCCTAGATGCACCTGCAAGTGGCCTGAATGGCTTTGTCAACGAATTTGGCTCGATTGCGTCAATGTTCACAGGAAAAATTTCAGGTGTCAGATTCTGGTCAACCGATGTGGGTCAACCGGCGTTCATTGAACATGCAAGGAATCCCTACAATATAGGCACGAGGAATCCAGAGCTTGGTCTGGGATTCGATCTAGTACAGACTGGTGCATTCCAACGGCTAAGAGTTGATGCCAGCTGCGATCAAGCCACGACAACGGCAGATATTGCTGGAAATATAAGGATATTTGACTTTAGCCAGAATCTATCACACATCAGCGGATCTGGATTTGAGGCCGGAAAGACTGTCATTAAGCCGTACAGACAGTTCATCAATAGGCTGGCACCTCGTTTTGACTTGCAACAAAGCTCAAACAAGGTCAGAGTTCGTGGACTCGATGTTGTTGAGCCCACTGATCCTCAATACACGGTGACAGGACCCGCATATGAAATTTACAGTGTTGACAGCATCATTGACGACGTTAGATACTCAATAGAACATTCTGTTGTTAAAGCACTCGATCAGGACATTGTGGCAACAATAGGTGATATGCAATATCTAGACAATGTTTTAGGAAGCAATGCCGACATGTTTTCTGACACATACTCGAATTTTGTTCACTTAAATGACGTTTATTTTAATCGTCTAACTGATAAAGTTGATCTTATGCGAACCTATCAAGTTTTTAGATGGGTCGACACAGCATTGAGTCAGATGATCTCTGCGGCTCTTCCAAAGCGCACGCGATTCTCAGGCATGAATTACGTAATCGAACCTCACATATTAGAAAGAGGCAAAGTCAAATACTATTCTGAAGAAATGGCTGTCGCAACAACAGGGGCGTCAGTAACAACTAATATTAGTAGAGTCGATGATGTCGCGGGGTCAGTAAAATGAAGCCTTTTATTGAAGAGAGTTTATTTCGTCACTACGAAAATCTTCCAACACCTGTATCGACAAGCTTTACACCCGATATAAATTTTGCGCAAGGAATAGAGCTTAGGAGAGGAAGAGACGTCTTTAGAGCATCATCTAAGCCCTTCATATCATCAGGAAAGTGGGCTGAGGCGTCTAATGACGGTCTTATTGATCAAGAAGTTCTACCCGCTGTTTTGGGTGAGACAATTGATCCACTTGATTATGAACACTTCAATGACGTTGTCGAGACCAAGACACCAGCGCAAGTCCTTGTTGATGAAGAGATAATTAGATCAAACACCATTGACTATGATGCTGCAACCAGCAAGGATGGTCGCATCACAATCTTCAAGCTAAGCGCTAGGAGCTACTTAGCTAGAGACGAAATACCGTTCGACGCGCGCGGTGTCAAAGCAACAGACGAGTCTATCGTTGGATTTAGCGTAGGTACTAGAAAGTCACCTTTCATCGATGAAGGTGAAAGCCTGCTTGGAATAGCTAAGATTGGTTATCATGGAATAACACCTGAGACGAGGATGATTTTCTATGACACGACTCTGACAAGCTCACTTGGCACGACTCTCAACTATGACTCTTTCGATCCCAATGGTGTATATGGGTCATTTGGTCGGGATCTATATTCTGCAATATTTGAGACAGACTCTGTGACATACGCCGGGATGCTAAGATGAAAAGTAGAATACTAAATGTTTCGCCTCGACCCTATCTAAGAGACTTAGACTCTAAAAATGTTTTGCCTGCAATTGTCAGGACAGGCTATCAAAATGAGATTGGCGCAAAAAATGAGCCATTTAATGATGCCGATGTCTTAGTCTACACGTCAAGCCAGGTCATCTTGGCCCCTTATATGATTCCAGCTGAATCTGCAGGTTTTGCGACAGGCTCTTTAATCATCACAAGCAACATCAAAGATTCGACATCTTATCTAGGAAAACCTGTTGACAATGGTATCCTTTCACCGTTTATTGAGTATTCAAATCCAGCAGGCTACAACCTAGGGCCTGAAGATGAAGGCTTTCCACAAAACACATACCCAGGTTTTTCATCACCTGAAAAAGACAAGATCGCCATAACAATTGATATCACACCAAGTGCTGAGAAAAAAATCACGCGATTAAGCAGAGTTGACAGCGTATCTGGTTCAACGGCAGGAGAGTTCTATGACTCAACCCACACAGGATTTGCGTATTTTAACTTTGCAAATAAGACATGGGACTATGTCGGTGAGACTGATCCTGTAACAGGAGCAGATCTAAATTACACTTCTATCTTGACTTCGTCTGATGCTAGAATGACAAGCGGTCATAGAAAGATGATGTCGCAGTTTTGTAGCACACCTAACGTGGCAGGATCAACTAACACTGCAGCAGGCTTAGCCCCTACAACTATTAGCGAGCAATATAATAGAGGTTACGATAAAATTGGTGAGCCAACCTCGATGTTTGAGGCACCATATGCACCTCGTTATCATGCAAATCAGAACCAAACGATCAAACTATCAGACTACATTAAGCATCCAATTGTTGTAGACAGATTTTCAATCGAGCTTCCTGTCAAAGCTAGAAGAATTCAAAATCCGCCCGTAAGTGTCACCTGGACAAGAGATGCTGGCTTTGGGCGTGATATTGATAACTACGTTGTCTTCTTATACACGCAAAACAGATCAAATGTGATTAAAGACAGCATAACGGATGTCTCAAGTAGCATAAGAAATCTAGTGGCTAGAAAGTCATTCTGTTTTTATAACACACAAACATTTTCTTCTGCCCTACAAGCAAAGCCCATAATACATGATGCAGCTTATTCTGCATCTTTTGGCATGACATCAACACAAGCAAAGACCGCAGGCATTCGCCAGATAGAAGAAATTGATGCAAATGTCTACATGACATTTCGTCCCACAACATTTAATCAATATTACGGCGGACAATCAAAATACGGTGCATTCAGGAGCAACGTTTCATCAAAAGACAATGTCATCCTGCAGCATTTTTGGCGTGGCGGTCAATATGCATCTGGCACTACAAATGACAGCTTTGTTCGTTGGGGTACGTCGACCTTCACTCTGAATAAGATGGCAGGATACGAAGCCGAGTCAGGCAGCATGAATCAAAATCTTGTTGCTTCTGTCCCGAGCCAGCGGGCGCTTATCGGATCATTTTGGGAATCGACGCAGGACACAAGAACAGATACAGCATGGACGCCTGATGCCAAAATATCAACAGTAATCTCATGCAGCGTTGAGACGCCGATTATACTGTTTCCCGAGGATGAGCTAGTCCTAGGAATCGAGTCTGGTGTTCATCCGAATACTGCATATGTTAACTCTGCAGGAAGCGGCCTAGATGAGTCCGTGCTTAATGTCACTGGGTCGGCGCTCACCATCAAGCAAGAGAATGCAAAGATCGTAATATACGGATCTCTCATCCAGAACGGCAAAGAGCTTTTGCCAGTCCTGAACCAGCATCTTGGCTCAGCTGCTGTTAGTGAAGATATCCACTATAACAACGCTGTTACAGATCAATATGACGTCTACCCACGATCTTATTTCTCTGCGTCGTATGTCAACAACATTATAAATGGCAATTCTCTGCCAAGTAGAAGAAAGATTGGTAACTTCACTGACGTTAATCAAGCTCAATTCACGCCAGGCGGCTATCTAGACTATCTAAACACACAATTCACAGGATCTTTTGCCAGAAACATTAAGATTCTTGACCAGAATGCCATCTTTTACGATTCAATGACACCAGAGCCAGTCGCAATAGCAGCCGGTATTGCAAGCGCTTCAGCTAATTTGACATCATCATATGTTGGATCAAATATAATCAGCGCCTCTGTTCCTCCTACAAGATTGCGTCTAGAAAGAGCACCTTTACAGGTTGATATTGGCGCAGGTCCATTTTCTTCAAAAGTTTTACCTATCCAGAATATTAAGCCTGTACAATTTGTCATCACACTATTCGGAATTTCATTCCAGATCGAAGTGTTGTCAGGTAATCCATACTATAGAAATGCTTTCGCTTTCGAGACTAGCACACCCACAACTAAAAGAAATAGAGATATAGAAGTAGAAATCCTTGCACAACCGCTAGGCTCGTCACTTACGTCAATTATAGGCAAAGGTGATGCAGCAAGGTCAATTTTGTACTATGATAGTGCGTGGCACCCTCTTTTCAAGCAATTTAGCACTCTAATTTTGCCACCTTTTAAGTACTTTTACGGTAGTGCTGCTGCAGTTCGCTACGGTCTTTCTAACATACGTTTAACACCACCAACTTACACATACAGGCGTGACCACTATGGGTTTGTGAGAGACATGCTAGAGCAGTCACGCGACTCTAGGACACAGTATTTTGTTGGTGCAAAACCTGTCGTCACTGATGGCGTTGTTACAGCCGAGTTTGTCAATGCATCAACAGATGTAAAAGCAGATCCTTATACGACACAGTGCAGTAATGTGAGCATATTCTGCACATCATCAGTCCCATATGATGATGGTCGTGCTAGAAATCGCCGTGATGTTCCTGCATCCACCGTATCAACTGGTCCTAATAATCTCATCTTTGGTATTACAGGCAGCTTCGGATTCAAATAGTTAGAGTTAGGGGCGCGTCAACATGGGATTTTTAGACTCAAAGAAGCGCATCATGGATGTTGTTATGACGCCCATCGGTCGTGCGTCATTGTCGAATGGTGGCTTGACCATCGCTTACGCAACTTTCACAGATGGGCAGACATATTACGACCCGAGCTCTATTAGTGGATCATCTGATGAGGCTGTCAATCGCGTCTTGTTAGAAAGTCCGGCATCTCTGCCACAAGATACTTTTGCTTTGGTGACAGATGACACAGGAAAACTTGTCCCGATCGACGCTTTTGGGATACGAGTCACAGATAACGGTGACCTTTTTCAAGGTGGGAAGGACATTACGAGATTTAATAACACGGGATCATTCTCGTCTGCTATCTCAACAGTGTCAAATATGTTCCAGCAATCTACCGCATATAATACAATCATAGCATCCAGAGACCCGCTAGATGTTAGTCCAAACTTCATAGTTTCATCAAACACTGCATCATTTCAAATTGACAATGGACACCCGTTTAAGCCTAGTGATAAGCCAAAAACAGTAAATTCTGCGCCTTCTGTCTTCTTTGATAAACGTTTAGCTAACTTCGCTCAATTTAAGTTCTTACCACCAGTTGTCAGTGTAAATAACACACAAAGTCGTCTAGGTCGTTATGAAAACATCAAGGAATTCAATCAATACACATATAAAGATCTTGTTAACGAGACTCTAGGCACAGACGCAAATCCTGTCAAGCAAAGAGTTGACATTGAGATCACAGATACAACAGACACCAACGATCTTGTGATTCAGTTACTAGAAACAAATAATGAGGGCATCATCAAGCTCGATGCTGTCGATTATGGTCAAGTTACAGTCTCTAGCGACCGTGCTCACCCCATTAAGAGAATCATCTTTTATGGCAAGGTTTTTGTTGACGAGACAGGTTCTCCAACATTTGTCAATATTTTTACCATGGTGATAGACTAAATGCCCGTTGCATCACAAGAGCTGACAACAGCACCGATAAGATTTGGCAATGAAAGTGACTTTTTTATTGTCACACATAAAAGCATCGATGAGAATCTGCTTTTTACGTACAGAATTAGCTTGATTTATGATTCTAATGTGAGCATCGATCCTAATCTAAACCTACAGGTTAGAGTTGTCGAGAGTCAAAAAAGGCTGCCTGAAGCGCAGCTTACACGAAGGTCAATTCTAAACGGTAGTGCTATCAAGCTTGTGCAAGACAAGCTCTTGCAGAGCTTTGAAACAAAGTTATCACCGCTTGTTGTCTTCAATGTTCCTCGTGTCGATCTCAATAGACGAAATCTTGTGTACGACATAGACATACCTGCCTCTCTTGCTAGGAGCCAGTTTGTGTTCCAAATCGTTCAGGTTGACTCTAGCAACAACGTGACAACTTCTGAATCTATCACTATTAATCACAATGAAAAGTTAAAAAATTATGACATACCAGGAAATGGCTTTTCTTTAAGATCTGGATACATTGATGATAACACACTGGTATTAGAGGCATCATCATTTGATAACAACATCGGAGCGTTTAACTTTTTCGTTAAAAATGAGACACCGACCGATGTTCGCCCTGTCTTTTTCGAATCGATTGGAGACAGTGCACTAGATGATAACAATACAGCACAAATTACTTACAACATTGAGAGAGGCCAGAAGTTAAAGTTTTCTATCACACCTACATCAAAATTCACAAACAGAAAGATGTCACATTCTACTGAGACTGAAGTCGGTAGTAGCTACACTAATTTGTATTTTCCCTTCTATGTTACGAACATCAACGACGTTGGAGTGACTTTCATCGTCAAAGATGTGCCATCTTCAATAAAGAAGGTGATGCTTTATAGACAAATTCTTAACCAGGCAGAAAGAAAATTTATCTCTGATGGGAGAGTAACTACGGGTGACCTTGTAATCAAGGATGTTGAACGGTTAACGCAATATGACTGTGTCTATAGCCTGGACTACATCGATGAAAATTCAACGTTAAAAACATCATCGAGCTTCTTGTTTCTTCCAAGCCTTAAGCTTAACACTCTTGCCAGTGTTGCAGCAAGAAAAGTAGAGCAGACTGTTAAAGAAGGAACAGTTATCACCAAATTCAGGATTGATGTCAACTATAACAATACGTCACCATTTGATCAAATCGTAAGCGATCTAAAAAAAGTAGGTCTTGATAATCTTTTTGATGAAGATCTTAAGAAAATGACCAACAACCTAAAACCGCTCATACGTGTTCTTGTCTCTAGAATTAATCTCGAATCGGGCGAAGAAGCAGACCTGGGCGTGATTGAACCTGGCGAAGTAGAATACGCAAACTCAACGCAGGCAAGCTACCTGTATAGGTTCGAGGCAGCAATTAGATCAGCACCCGAACTAATGGAAAATATAGCATCAAGCCAGAACGTCTTGGCAAACATATCAAGAGATTCCAAAGACATTGTTGACACTGCTTCTAAGGCTATTTCTAATCGCTTTAAGGCATCACAAAATTCTTTTACAGCAAAGTTCTTATCAAGATCTTCCTTACGCGGTTCCACACTGAAATATGGAAATGCGGCATCGGGTATAGATCTTGGTTTTCACGCTGGTCGGACAGGAATATTTGCTGACATCTCCATACCGAAAGAACAAGCGTCGATCTCGATCAAAGACTTACGTGTTCAAGTCACGCCTAGCTCAAAAATGCTGTCCTGGAGCTACACAGGAAGCCCTTACTATTTTAATGTGTCTGTAAATGGTGTGACTAAGACAGCCTTAACCTTACCTGGACAAAGACAATGTTATTTCTATCTTGACTCAAGGATTAAAGGAAAGATAGAAGTCACTGCTGTACCAGCAGGCGAAAATCAAGGCGCATACGCCGCTCTGGAGATACGTTAAATGCCTATTAAGAATCCAACAACACGTCTTGTTGCTCAAAATTCTGGAAGCGGCAAGCCCGCATCTACCAAAACTAAAGCAGCTTCAACAAGAATAGCTACAAACGTTGCAACAGGCGTAGCAATTTCTCAAGAGACCGATAAGGAAACACAAAATCGAGAAAACGAGAACAAGCGCACGAAAAAAACAACTTTTGGCACCGCAACGCAATCATCCACGCAGGACAAAGAATCAAATCTAGCAAGTAGAAACAAGTTTACGCCCCGCGACAGGTCATTTGATACAGAAATTGTTTTCACATTTGCACCCACAGATTACGATGTGTTTCTCACGGGATCGGGCATCAATAGCTATCAACCTGTCATAATTGCCGACGTCCCGTTCTCTAACTACTTTGGCTCAGAAAGCCCATCATATGACATTGTTAAAGTTCAACAAGACCTACAAGACAGCACAGTTAAAATTGCAAACGATCTAGTTAAGAACTTCTACAGCACAAATCAGGCCAAAAAAACTGCATTAGAGAAGATCAGAAGTAAAAATCTATCGTTTTACAACACAGGATCTAATTCTGTTAGCACCGTAGCAAGCGCAGCCAGAAACTTACTTGCAACATTAACGGTAAAGACAGCGCCAGATCCTGCAGAATACAACACTGTAACTAATAATCTCAATAGCACATTAAGATACGCGGGATCTGTTACACAGACTAGGCCTGGAACGCCATACAATGATGATGACGTAATTAAAGCATCAAGGTTTACTAGTCACTTTGATGACCTTCTCCCGTACGGCATCTATAAATCAACTCTTCTGGGGCAGGTCCTGCATGATAGAGTAAGCGTTCTCAAGTACGGAACTAGTGCATCTGTTACACAGCGTTCAGCATCATCTAAGCCAGATGTTATAATAAAGCCGTTGTATAGTGTAAATGAAAGTCAAGGATTAGGTGTCTATAGGCACGTTTTAGAGCGCACTGCTCGAGCTTGGCAAGAAGGCGGCTTTATTAGTGACGAATTCTTAAAAGAGTTTGATGAACCAGACGACGATGGCTTTGATTTCAATGATTTTTACAAGATAGGTGGCTATTCAATTACAAATTCATACAATGGCGGTTTTACAGAGGCAATTGGCGGCTTCGATTCTGAGACTGCCAAATCAAAGCCGTCTGGCGTTAAAGGTGTAATCCCCAATTTTAAGAAAATAGACGAATCGTCGCCAAGTATCACTGAAAGATCAAAAAATTTGATATTAATAACAGCAAATTTAATCAACGAACAAATTGGGGGTGAGACTAGCAACAATCTAACTCTACCTCAATTTTTAAGAAATGCGTCATATAACTCTCAAGAGTATACAATCAACTCTACGGGAGCAGAAAATAAATTGCCGCTAGTTGCAAGCATAGGAAATAAAAATTACAGCTTATTTGATGTAAAGATAGCAAATGATCAAGCAGCTTCTACGACTACTAAAAGCCTTTTAGCAGCAACTACATTCGACATAGACGAGCTTTCTACACTTAAAGACAAGATCTTAAATGCAAGAAACCAGCTTGACAATGTTATCACTGCAAACACAGGTTACCTATCGAATCAAGTTGCCGTGTTTTTGATGAAATGCATGTTTGACGAGTATTACAACTTTTTTAAGGGATCAGTGCTTACAACTGGTTCTAGCAAATACTCACTTGCTAGAACAATTATGTTCTTTAGAGCCATCAGCAGTGAATACTTTAAAGCTGTTGTTTGGACTATGTGCAATAATAAAGCTAAAATTAGAAATGCTGAAGAAATTGACAATTTTGAGAAAGGTATTAAGAACAGTATCGCTGGTCGAGACAGCCTTTATACGGATTATTCAAATGGTGGTGTCTTCTCATTTGACGCTTATGCAGATAAAGTGCAACAGACGGAAGATGATGCAGAATCAACCGCAGATACTTCTAGAAGATTTCTTGAGAAGCTATTTGACACGGACTCATCATTTGGTATGTTTGACAGAATAGCAAACAAGTTCATTAGCCAATTTCCTCAAATTGATGGGACAGTAGCAGAAGGTGCAATAAAGATAACATCTTATATAGTGTTTTTGGATATTCTAAGTTTGCTTAAAGTGAAATACCAGCTTCGATTTACCGAAGAAGTAGGCGGTGAGAATTACAACGGCATTGTAGGCTTCGTTGAGTTTTCCAAGCGCGATACAACAGCCATTACGGACTGTCTTAGATCAGCACTCACCACATCAGACATCACGGATTTTTCAACTTACGCAGCTTATAGAGGTGGAGAACCGTACGAGTCTACAAAAGATGCAATAAGAAGTAACTTCTGGAGTCCTATTAGAGGAATTGTGCAAGGTGTTTTGAGCGAGTACGAGTCATTTGTTGATGTTGCATCCTACACACGCACTCTTTTGTCTAGTGCGCTCACTCAAGTTGATTTAGCCGTAACTGCGTATAACAATCTAACTAGAGCATATCAAACATTTGACAATACCAGTAGCGAGCTTGCCGCTTCTAAAGCAAAATCTTTAATATCAAAATACAGCACGCCTGAGTCGATAGTTGAGCTAAAAAATCGACAACAGCGTTATTTGAAATTAATCAAAAACACTGATATGACCAGCATGGCAGCAAGATCACCATACTTTAGATCAGTTGTCGAGGCTACACACAGAGATGTGCTAACAGAGCGTCAGGCCAAGATATATGTCGTAGGAATTCCATACGGAATGCTTGAGGTTCTTAGGCTAGAAAGTCCGTTAGAGCAAACTTTCTCCCCAGAGTTTAATGTCCACATTAACAAGGTCCTTAAAGATGGCAGCTTCCAGCGAGTAGATTACTACCTCCCACAGGATGCTCTAACAGGCAGCCTCGTTGGATATGCTTACAGCTCGTCAACAGTGTCAGTAACAGATGATCAAGAATCTACAACAAGATTCACAAATTATAACAATAAGTCAATCTTTGTAGATAGTTTCAACTATAGCATAGGCACAATATTTAGAGCTAATGGCACACAACACACAGGACCGACGTATGATAGCCAGAAAGTCCAGTCAGCACTAGAATCATATGTTGAAGATCTTTATGGCCTTTACCCGCGTTATGCCTTCACAAAATCTCAGCCCGAGCGTCTTATTGCTGAAGATGATATAGCGACAGAGATCGCAAACACATATCCAGTTGAAGAGCAAGAATCACAGCTAATTAGATCGCGCATCAAAGCTGCTATTCTAATGCATAAAGATTTTTGTACGACAACAATGGTAAATGATCTTGAGACTGCGCCTTTGTTTGATAAAATAATATACTGTCTTGTTGAGACTGAGACTTTAGGTAATCTAGCGTCATTAACAGCGAAGGTTCAGGTGTAATATGGCAACCACACTAGATCAAGTACAGACAATATCATTTCCTTTCTACAGCACGAACTTGCCAACTGGAACAGCTGGTGAGAGCATATCGTCAACCTTTGTGTACAACTATTACACACGTGACGAGGGTGTGTCTGAAGTGACTGCATTAGATGGATTGCAGCGAGATACAGATGAGTACAATTTTATAGTTGAAAATTACGAGAGGAACACTTACCCACGTCAAGTTAATCTTGTTATCACACCGCCACATTACAGCTCCAAGACGACATTGACACGTGGCGAGATCGCGCTCATAGAAAAGAATTTAAGTTTTCATATTGTCTATGAAGAAGCACCGTTTAACAAGAAGTTTAACTCGATCATTGTTAATGACACTTCAATCGATGAAAAGATTTATGAACAGTCAACGTCAACTGGAAGAAACTCGAGAATTATCGAAGCTGGCGCCACTGAAATCATCAGCGAAAGCACACCTGGTGAAAGTCAAACAGATTTTTTGAATAATGCCAAGCTTCAATCCGCAGGTATTAGATTTTCCAAGGCACAAGCACGTAAAGAAGTCGTCGATTCTTATGCTAATGATGTCAAAGCTATCAATCTAGGTCTTTCAATAAACGCACTATTCGTATCTGATTTTGTAAAAACAGTTGAGAGATGGCAAACATCAGTTTTTACTGATGAGTACGCCGCTTCATTTGGAGATGCTGATCAAAGCCAGTCAGTGTCAAGGAATGCCGAAGATCCTCTTAATATCGCAAGAAAAGAGCTCGATGTTGTCATACCTGCTTATGCAAAAGTTATCGGAGATGGAGCAGAAACACTGACGCACGTCGGCTACATCATTGAAAAGTATGGCGAACAGATTGATGGCACAACACGCAGATATGATGACATATACATCTGGAATCCAGAGGAGACAAGCTATACAGATACACATGTTCGTTATGGTGCTGTTTACAAATACAGGCTTCGATCGCTGTATCGAGCAAAAATTCGAACAAAGGTGAGTGGCACAACTAAGGTCGCGCTCTCAAGTGTCATTATTGCCTCGACAGGGACATTTACATCTCTATCATGCGTAGAGTCTGTCCCGCCTGGTCCACCCAATAACCTAACATTTCAGCAGACACTTGACGGTCTGTACATGCGCTGGAATTTTCCGTCTAACCCACAGAAAGACGTAAAGCGATTTCAAGTTTTTAGAAGAATGTCTATTGATGAACCTTTTATGATGATCCAGGAGATAAACTTTGATAAGACAGTTTTGCCCTATACAACAGGCGAGATAGTGCCCGAAGAGCTTGTCACTATTGCGGACGGTCCCGTCAAGCATTACTTGGATACAGACTTCGTTAAACTAAACAGCGATTTCATATACGCGGTTTGCTGCATTGATGCACACGGCTACTCATCAGCATACTCAGAGCAATTTAGAGTTAGATTTGATCAGTTAAATGCAAAGCTGTTGATCACTCGTGTCTCTACTGCAGATGCTCCAAAAGCATATCCAAATGTCAATATTTTAGGTGATTTTTTTGAAGACTTAATTACGTCGAGCGGACTAAAAAGAATTCGTCTTTATTTCGACCCCGAATATCCTGACGTTCTCGACCAGAATGGGAGATCGCTTAAGCTGCTAAACATTAGCAGGGGAGATGAAACCGCATATAAGTTAGTCCTAACAGAAGCCAACTTGGCGCTCAATCAGACAATTAACATCAAGATAGCTGACAACAAGCTAAGCAAATTAGGCATTCCGCCTAGCCAGGCAAGATTCTACACAGCAAGATAATTTTAACTGTGAACCTTTGCACTGAATACTTAAGACAGCGAGGAAACTACTGATGGGCTTTCTAGACCAGAGCACCAACAACATCATCTTAGACGCAGTTCTAACGGACGCCGGCAGGAATCTGCTTGCACAGCAGGGTAGATTTGTTATTACCAAATTTTCTCTTGCTGATGACGGTGTTGATTACGGAATTGTCCAGCAGTATGGTAGGACAGTTGGTAAGGAAAAGATTGAGAAGAATACACCTGTTTTTGAGGCATTGACAAATCCGTCTCAAGCCATTCGAAATAGCCTTGTTAGCATCTCAACAGTCTCTAACAACATTACATACATACCAAATTTGAGCTTAACACCCACGGGTGCTGTGGCTCTTAACTTCAACTCCACGACCTCGCAGCTCATCACTGTTCAGCTTAAGATCTCAGACGGGTTTAGCAGTCCTCCTGAGCTTATCGATGACGATTTTATTGTCACGCTTGACAATAGATTCTTGAGAGCGTCGTCTAAGAGTGTGACAGCACCGATCTCTATCTCGCAGACAAGCGTCGCAACCTACGTTTTCCCGTCAGATCAGACAGCATCGACAAATCCTCTATCAACTCTAGCGTTTTCGCTTACACCCCAGTCTGTTCCTGCAGCAACTCAAGCTGCATATAAGGTCGCAGGCACAACCTATGTCACGACATATGTGAGTGTTGTTGGAAGAAATTCCGGTCAACGTCAAGACATACGTGTTAATATTACAACAGCACAGTAAGGAAAGGAAAATAAATGCCCGTCTTTAAAGCCATATCACCAAACGATATCAAGACAGCAAGATCTTACCTGAATCAGCTGGTTGACATCCTGCAGGAAAGCGTCAGCGGTTCTAACACGAGGAAGGCGTACCAAGTTTTCGTCACAGGCTCGGGTACTTCTGCAGTAACTTCATCGATATTCCAGACTGTCTTTGACCAAGACTTTACTCTTGCGACAGCTAACGAAATGTTCGATATGACTGTGGGTCTTTATTCCTCCGGCGGTATCGTGACAGGCTCACCCGGCTACAGCGTTGACTCGGCAGGAAAGCTAATTTTTGCCAGTAACACCATGATGATGAGAGAGAAGGTGCAGGTTTATAACCAGATGGCGCAGACGCTATTGGGTGATAGCTCAGCAAGATTTACTTCACCTTTCACTGGTGCAACTACGAC